AGGCTCGAATCCTACGCCGCAGTCTTCCCTGCTTCCAGCCGGCCTATCACGGTTATCGGCTCTTTCGTGTGCTACTCAGTGGAGGGGACGCTTACCCGTAACCGGGGCGATCCTTGTCACCACTGTTGCGTTTATACAACAGCGTTGTGCTTCTGTCAACACCCCCCTCAATCCGGGTAGGCCATCTTGTGCAAGTCTTCCATCTTGCGACGGGATTCCGCGTCACCCTTCATGTACTTGGCGACGTATTCCTTGTCCTGGCGCAGTGTTGCAATGGCCGCCTTGGCCTGCTCGGGCGTCATCTTGCCACCTTGCGCCGGGGCGCCAGTGCCCGTCTGGAAATCGGGTTCACCGATCTTGGTGCCCAGCGCGTGCATGCGTTTGAACACGCCATCGTATCCGATGACGCTCTCCATGGCGTCCAATTCTTCCTTGGTGAACCCGAACGCCTTGGCCGCCTTCTGCGCCAGCGCCACGTTCTGATCATGCGCCGCGCCCCACTCGGTCTTGAGCTTGCTCTGCGCCTGTTCCGACTTCGCCGTGGTTTCGGCATTCTGCGCCGTGATCCGGGCCTCGATAGAGGCGTTCCACTTATCGGCAACCAGCTTGGCCTGCTTGGGATTCAATCCCGCATCGTGAAACCAGGACTTTGCCTCGGCCGCGAACTTGTCGTCGCCAAAGCCTTTCGGAACAGCGATCTCGTACTTGTCGGCGGTATCCGGCCGGCCCAGCTTGCCGTAATACGCCTTCCACTCGTCGGCCGGAGCGTCGTCCTTGGGCACCACCACCGTTCGACCGGCGCGATCGGCGCCAAGCAGCTTTTCCAGGTTGCGGTAGCCTTCAATCGCATCCTTGCCGGTCTTCCACCCCTTGTTTTGGGTGAAGCCCTTGATGTCGTCGGTCACGCCATCGGCGCCGAGCCAGCCGAATTCGCTGGGCGCGGCAGGCGTCGCGGGAGTTGCAGGGGTAGCAGGTGTTGCGGGTGCGCTTATCGCGGGTGCTGCGGGCGCGGGAGCTTCAGCCATTGACATTCTCCTGGTTGGTTGGGATAATCACATTTCCTCCTGTGGTGCCTTGGCCCCGGTTCATCCGGGGCTTTTTTTGCCTTCGCCGTACAGCTTCCACAACTGGTCGTCCGTCAGCCGCAGATGATGCTGAATCCGCAACCAGACCTCACGCCGGCCATCGAGTTGCGCCGCCACCCGCGGATCGGGGTGAAACGTCGGTTCGTGCGCTCTGGCAAATTTGGCTAAATCAGCTAATACTTCCTGCCCCACCGGATTGTCAAACACGGTGAGGTACTGGTGCCGGCGCCCAAGGAGAAACAGGCGAGCGCGTTCCAGCGCCTCGTTCATTTCTTCTGCCCCGGCATCGCTTTCATCAGCCCGGCCACGGCCGGCGCCGCATCTATAGCCTGTTGCGTGTCGGCCGCTTCCTCGCGGCCCGCTCGAATCTCGTCCACTTCTTCCTGCGCTCGCAGCCAACGCTCCGGCACCGCCTGGATGCGGCTCGACTCAGGAATGATGATGTCCCAATTGAAATGATCGAGCGTCTGCGGGTTCTGCGTGATCTCGGCGATCTTCAACGGCATTTCGAGCGAGCGCCACAACCCGGCCACTTCCTCGGCCTTCTGCGCGCGGGAGAGCGGAGAATCGTATTCCACCTTGTAGCTGCCGTTCGCCTCGATCAACGCGGGCGGCATGTCGGGCAACAAGTGCTGTTCCCGCAGCAAATCCAGTTCGCGGTGAATCAGCGGCCCCAGGTATTCCGATTGCTGGCGGCCCATCGTCGGGGAGAGCAGCATCCCCTTTTCGCGGGTCCGCTCCAACACTTCGGTCGCGGTCATGGTCGGGGTTTCAGTCAAAATCTGAAAAAGCGTAATCAGGAAAGCGTCGTGAATGGCGAGCCGTTCAAGGTCCATCATGTCGCGCGCCACCGCCAGATTCCCGCTCGGCAGCACATCCACCAGCCGCTTCCCATCCGCGCTCATTGAGCCGTAATTGACCGTGCCAGGCTTGAGGCTGAAGCTATCAATCACTCCATCGTCGGCAGCGAGCAGGACCGGATCCACGATTCTGTGGCCCTGCTTCAGCACCGTCTTCTTCTGCTCGTTGATGACCTTGATCGCCGGCAGACATTCCATCGCCGGACCACGGCCGTAGACCTCGCCCGGCGCCTGCACGTAGCGGGAAATCGCGTAGGGGAAGGTGCCGTAGCCGCCTTCCTCCACCATGTTCTTTGTTTCTTCCTCGATGTAGTAGGAGGCGAAGGGCTTGCCGCGGTAGTCCAGCCTATTCGAGTCCACGTCCTCGCGCGGTTTAACGCAATGAAGGAACCACACCTTCTGCTCGGGCGTCTTCTCGCACAGTTGCTTGACCTTCTCAGAAATGGCGTCGGGCCACTTCTGCTTCGCCTGGCGCGCGGTGAACTCGAACCGGCGCAACGCCTTGTCGATCAAGCCCTGATGATTCTCGGCAAAATAGATTTCGCCCAGGTGGATCGCGCGGTAGCGCAGCCCCCGCGGGCGCAACTGGTCGATGAAGATGCAACCCGTACCAAACGCCCCCAGCGCCATATAGTTCTCGTGATTCTGCGCCTGAAAATTCGCCTGCGCCTCCTGCCGGTAGTCGAACAGGACGCGGGTCGCTTCATCAAACCACAAGCGCGCAGCGCGGTCTTTCAGCAGGTATCGGTCACTCGGCACCAGCCGGTGCCAGGTTTGATTGCGCGGCGTCAGCATTGACTCCATGACGGAAGCGAACTTGACCAACGCGGAGCCGGCCGTGCTGTCGTACTGGTGCTCGGTGCGCTTCTCGCCGGGACTGCGCATGCCCGCGGACTCGAAGACGCCCGAATAGGACGGCAGGACCAGGCGCGCGACTTCTTCCCAATGGCTCTCCCAATTGGTGCGCTCGCCCTGCATGCGCTTAAACTCGTCGCAAATCTTAGCGGCGAGTTCTTCGTTGCGCTTGCCGGTGATGTACTCGGCCATGGACTACGCGCCCAGCAATTTCTTCGTCGCCGTCTCCGGCTCGCCCATTCTCGAACGGGTCAGCATAGTCCCGGCACGACCCGTACCCGAACGCCGACGGCGTTCTTCTTCCTGGGCGGCCATGATCTGAGCATCGTTGTTCGCGGGCGCCGCGGGCGCTTCCGGCACCGACGGAACTTCAGGGAATAATGCGTCGGCAACAGGATCCTTACCAAAAACCTTTTTTGATAATGGATCCACCCCGTATTTTTGAAAAGCCTTTGCCACAAAACCCATAGACGTACCCTCCTGCTGTTAGGAAAACGGTGGTGTTTTCACAACAATGTTGGATTGTCGCAACAGTCTACACCGTGAAAGGGCTATCGTCCATCCCGTCCGCAAACCGGCCCTTGGACCGATACCGGCTCGCGTGCAAATCACGCCGGGCGAAGTGTTTGGCGAAGGTGAGCGCCAGCGCGTCGCCATCGTCCGGGCTGCGGCCGATCCGATCCTTAAGCGCCTCTTTCGATTCTAGAATCACCTGGTCCTTGGCCTTCCCGAAGTAGTCGTATTCAACCGCCGTCAGATCGGTGAACAAGTCGGCGGATGCGTCAAGACACCCGCCCGACAACCACTCTCTCGCCAGGGCGTACATTTCGGTGCGCTTGTTGCCCCACTCGGGCTGGTCCGATTTGGAACCAAACCAGACCTCATGCACCCGGTAGCCCTTCCGGCGCAGAATGTCGATGACACCCGTGCCCTGGCCAGCGTCAATGCAAACCCCGTCCGGGTTGAAGGTGTCGATCAGGTAGGCCACCTTGTCCGCGCTCGCCACGGTGTCCATGCCCTTCCAGCGCACAGGCGGGATGCCGCGGGCGTCCGGGCCTTGGCGGAAGCGGGCCACAGAGTAGTCATCCCCAAAGCGTGCCACGTCCACCCCGAGAATGAGGGGGGAGCCGGCATCGGTGATGATGCCCCGGTGCTGGGCGTTGTAGGCCGACTCGTTGGGAATGAACTGCCGCGAACCCTGCTTCGGGAATTGCCCAAGAACCTCCACCCGCACCGCGTCGTGGTCGATCCCATACTGCGCAATCAGCCCGTTGGCCATCGCGGGGTCGATGCCCTCGACAGTGCGAATGTCGATGTTGCGGTGGCGCCAGCGTTGCCGCGTGCCCTCGACGTGAAAAATCTCGTAGAACGCGCCGGAATTCCTCCGCGGGTTGGAGTAGACGAACCAGTAGCGGTTGGGCGTCGGCTCGGTGAAGAAACCCTCGGTGACGGTGAAGATGCTGTTGGGGATGCCGCTCGCCTCATCCATCTGCACCAGCACGCCGTTGGGGTTGTGGACGCCGGCAAAGGCGTCGGGATTTTCCTCGGACCACAATTGACCTTGGGTGTAGTAGTACCCGGTGTCAATTTTCAAGTCACGCTTGAGAGCTTCGTCGAACCACTTGGCCGGTTTGACGCTGAGAACGGTGGACTCGAACCAATGCCCGTTGATAGCGAGCGTCATCCACTTGTTGATCTCCGCGAAGGTGCGGGTCTTCAACTGCGGCTCGGTGTTGGCCGTGACGATGTTGGTGCTGCCAAGGCGCGTGGAGCGGAACCAGTGACTTATCCACGCCACAAGAGCGGACTTGCCAGGACCACGGCCGCTCGCAGTCGCTTTGCGGAACATGGTGGGGAGCAGACCCAACTCGACCCGATTTTTATTGTCCGCAATGTGCTGGGAAATCTCGTCCAGGTCTTCGCATTGCCACTTGCGCGGCCCGGTGAAGTGTTCGAGCGGGGTGCCTGGCTGGCCCCACGGATAAATATATAAAACAAAACGAAGCAAGTCATCAGCTAAACGCCTGTCCCACAGATCCAGCATCAACTCACGTTCCTGCTGGGGACTAGCTAACACGTCAGGAACTCCTTGTTGCTCTTAGTCCAATTAACGTACGCGGGCAGAACTTGCAGATTCTCCGCGACGTGCAATCCAGAAACTTTTTTCCCACGCAGCGGATAAGCGTGATCGACTTCATACGCCTCCCCCGTCAATTCCGTCATCGCTCGGCAGCAAGCATAAATTTTCTCAATCGCTTGACGCTGTTCCGGTGTGCGCGCCCAACCAGGCAACCGCTTCGCTTCCGCCATCTTGCGCTCTTTTCGTTGTCGAGCCTTCGTTGCCCGCGACCGCCCCCACAGTTTCATCCACACAATTTTCTCAGGTGTCATCGGCTGGTGTCGGTTCTTCTCAAATCCCAAGCAACGCCGCTGACGCAACAACGTTTTAACTGCCAACGACATCGGTCGATATCTTTTCCGTTCTTTCGTCCGACGACATATAACGCAATGCCCGCTACTGACAATCCGCAAAGTCCCCCCGCATCCTCGACACGGTTTCCCAAAATAACGATTGATGCCAAACTCAACCGCTTGTATTCGTGAGGCCAATGCCATTTTATCAATAAAAAATTTTCAAAATTCCAACAGAAAAATCCGAGTGTAAGGTTCCCCGAAACCAGCGGCGCGCAACGCGATTTGCCCCCTACCCCTACCGGGTGCCCCCCTCACAAAAATATGTCCTCGTCGGGCGGTGCTGATTCCTTATCAGTCGGTTGCACTACTAGTTCATACGCTGCATCAATCACTTGCGATTGCGCTGCGTCTAGCTGGTTGCACA